CTGTTCATGAGCGAATTGGTCAATCAAGATGTGTGCAGGATCAATTGGTTGGATCCCAAGTACGAGATGACCTATCACAGAATGAAAGCACCATACTGGAGTCACTTCCATTGTGACAGATTGAGCGATTGGCACAGCGACGAGATAGATTACGTGGGCATATCGTTCTTCATGAACGAGGATTGGAAATACAACGACGGAGGATTGTTTGCATGGAAACAATCTTGGGACAGCGACAGGGGAGAGTTTGTTGAACCCATACAGAACAGATTGATAATAAATCCAAACGATTATCCACACGCAGTCACACAGATAACCAATCCAGATGTGATGAGACACAGCATACAGATTTTCATTGCGAAGGAGTACGTGTTATGATATACACAGAATACGATCCATTGCAGTCAGTGATAGTGGGAGACACATACGCTCCGGGCGATGTGGATCACCTGTTGCACAAGGGCAACACCTCACAGTTCAACAAGATACTGGAAGAGACCAAACAGGATCTTGATCTGTTGTCTGACTTCCTCAAGCAGGGCAACATAGAAGTTATGCGTCCTCACATACACAACTACGACAGTGTGAAGATGCCACAGTTCGATGTGCAACTGCCTATCGCTCCCGTTGTGCCTAGAGATGCACTGATGGTGATGGGCAAAACAATCATACAGACTTACACCAGTTACACGGACAGATATTTCGATGCAATCAGTTACTATCCTATATTTGAAAAAATGTTTAAGGAAGGATACCGTTGGATAAGCCAACCAGCACCCATGCTGATAAATCTAAACACCAAGGATGATTGGTTCGTGAACGACAGGACATACAAAGACACACTGCACGACAGAGTGCTGTGGCACACAGCCACAATGTACAAGGCGGGAGATGCATTCATTGTGAATCACGAAGGTCCCGGTAGCAAGACAGGATTGGAATGGTGCAAACGTGAACTGCCGGAGTTCGCTTTCTATCCAAACACAGGCACACGCTTCAACGGATTTGGACACATTGACCATGGATTCATAATGATAGATGATGACACTGTGATACACGCAGGCATGGATTGGGTGCCACAGTGTTTGCACAACAAGAAGTTGATAGATGTCAGCGACTGTCTGCCGGAACTGAAGATGGATAGATACGTGCAGGATTATGCAGAAGCACAGAACAAGATGGACGTTGCTTGGTTGGACAAGTATCTAGAGAACTGGAGAGGTTACAGCCAGGAAGTCTGTTTTGATCTGAACGTGTTGATCATAGACAGGAATAACATTGTGTTTGCTAGACACATACCCAAACTGTTCGAAAGACTGAAGTCCTTGCATATAGACTGCCACGTAGTGGAACAGCGCCATTATTTGTTTTGGGACGGTGGTATACATTGTAGCACACTAGACGTGAAACGTAAAGGCGTCAAAAGAAAAATCATATAAAAAACCTGCTTACCGAATCGCTTTGCTGTCCGCTTCGCGGTTTAAAAATTGCGTACCGCTTCGCGGAAATTTGGCTTTCCGCCTGCGGGTCCTACTTCTTCAACCACTGCTCGAATGAATGCAGTTTGACATCTGTGCATTCGACATAATCGGAATTGTTGTGATGTCTCACTTTGCCTCTGCCTGATATTATATCACCATCTCTATAGCCGAATGGCTTCTTGACTGTGATGTCTATGTACTCACCTGGACCTATACCCAGTGTTACAAATGTGATATATTTTCCATTGTTGCCTCTAAAAACTCTACCATTAGCAACAACTCCTGCAAATTCTACATAATCTAAATATTGTGTCGCAACCTTACATTTAGGAATGAATCCTCTTTTCCACCAACCATATTCGCTGTCCACTCCTACTCTTTGTGCTTCTGTGTTGTACACCCAACGTCTATATGAACCTTCGCAGTGTTTCAAACAAGCCTCCCAAAACTTCTTAGGATTGTGTGCTTTCTGATATGCTAAGGCCCAAATCAATCTTCCAAGATTTACTGCGTGTGCCCTACACAATCCAAATCCTGAGAGTGTCATTAGTGTGTCAATTGCTTCTTGTTTCTTAGGATGATTTCCTAATCTTTCAACAAACTCTAAAATCTTTTCGTCTTTCTTTTTTGCAAATGCTCTACGATACATATCTGCTTCATACATATCGATTCCAATTATATCTGAAATAATCTCAATGGCGTCATCTTCAAACACAATACTATCTTGTACACCGTCTTTAGTCCAGTCATTGAACATTGATGCTTTTTGCCTTCCTGTAAGTGCCACAGGTCTAATCATGGCTGTTGCGAAGACACAGTCGTATACACTTTTAGGTTGTATCGCTCTAAACAATCTACGCATTGCCGGAGACTCTCCTTGTGTTACTCCTAGCACATCACCTCTGCTTAAAAGTTTTGCTGTTGCTTCGTCTTGTTCTGGATAGTCTGTTAAATTTTTATCAGGATCTATTTCTAATAACTGACTCAAACCTCTGTTTGCAAGTATGTCGACCTTCAAATGTTCCAGGTCTTCTACTTCATATTTGTCTAAAAGAATTTGATTGTCTTCACTGATTAAACTTTTAGGAAGTTGTCTGTCGAACATGATTACTCCACCACAGTGTTTGGATATACATCTTTTCTTTCCTAACAATTTTTGTTCAATACGTTTTGCTTCTTTAGGATCTATGTCATAATCTTCGTACTTAAAATTACGTGGTAGGTTTCCTTTGACTCCTAATCGTTTAGCCGCTTCGCGTCTTGCCGACTTGGGTTGATAAGTTACGTAATTTGAAATACGTGCAGTCTTACCAGGCCATTTCTTAAAAATACGTTCCATGATATCTTTTTGTCGCCAATGCTCAAAGTCTATATCTACATCTGGTAAGTCATCACGTAATGGGTTTAAGAAACGTGCAACAGGTATGTTCCATTTGACTGGATCAACATCTGTTATTCCTAACAAGTAACACACAAGAGATGATCCTGCTGATCCTCTTGTCATGTGTTTTACGTCTTGTGTTAAATCTATAATATCGCAAATTTTAAAGAAGTATTCTGTGAATCTTTGTTTTAGTATTAATTCAAATTCTTCTGCGAGTCTTCGTTGGTACACTTCACCGTCGGGCATTTGCCTTTTAAAACGTTCAGTGAGCCTTTGTATGTTTTCTAAATCATTCATTGTTTGCCTCTCTGCCTAAAACAATATTTATGATTTCTAAAAGTTGTGATTGACTATTTTGGTAAAATTTTGATGCCGTAGTAATCGCACATTGTTTCTAGTGCTTCCCCATCGACAAGTTCTTGATTAGTAAATTGTATATTTGTTAGACAGTTGAATAATTTTCCACGTTCTGTATCACTAGGGTAATACAAATTGTTTATTTGTGATATCTTGTTACAACTATAATTTTTAAGCACACCCGGGTGCATTGAAATTACAGGTATACCTTCTCTCAGCACTTCAGTTACTGCCATGGTATGAAGACTTATCACACAATAGATATTATCTAATGTGTCACAAAAACCTCTTGATCCTCTTGCTTTCTTAGGGACCTTTCTTCTAATCTTAATAGGTCTATCTGTATATTTTTTTACTTCGGTAACTGTTTGTTCAATCCAATCATCAACTTTTATAGGCAAATCATATATGTCAAATCCATTCTGGCTTGGGGCAACAATATAAACTTGTTCTCCATCTTTCTTCATAGGACGCATAGGCATATTGAATGCTGTGAATCTTTTATTATCCCATTGTCCTTTTATTTCAGTTACTTGATTTTCGTTAAATGTAAGTCTCCAAAATTTAGGTTTCCACCAATTACAATAACCTTTTTCAACATTAAAATAATCTATTTTACGTTCATTAAGAATTTGATGCAGTCTTGCTCCGGTATCATGTCCACCAACTCCACCAAGTATCACCAAATCACCTTCTTTAAATTCTTTTTGTTCATCGGTGTGTCCATAAACTACAGGTATACCCGTTCTAGCAAATATTGAATTGGCTACCCATACAGCAGTTCTGTATGAAGTGCCTTTGTCTAAACTTTTTGGAAGTATAATTCTATTGTAGTCTTTATCCATCTTCTCCAAGATCCTTTAAGAATTCTCTCAATTTAGTTCCATCTGTATCAGTTTTTATTCTGCCTACTGTGTCACCTTTTGTTGGATCTGGGGGAGTAAGTGCCTTAGGGTCTGTGTCATCTGTGACTGTTGAAGTCTTCTTGAGTGAATTGTATATTGTGCTTTTACGTTTATCAAATTCTTGATATTCAGAATCTTCTGCAAGGTCTCTTATTCTTAAACTGTCTACGTCAAACTCCAAATCAATCTTCATGCCTACGCCACTTGAACTTCTAGTCTTCATAAGTTGTATTTGATATCTGCCACGTTCTCTCATTGCTCTACTTGTGAATATACCAAACACGTTGTCAGCAGTTTGTATCTTACTCAAACCGCCTGCTATGTGCGAATGATCAAATTCTATTTCTTCAACTGCACCTCTGTTCAACTGTGATGCTGTGACAAATATAACATTTAACTCCATAGCCAAATTTCTTAATTCTTCAGATACAAATTTATCTTTAACAAATAAATCACTTGGACTTACTTTTTTATTGATAGGCATCATTAAATCTAAATAATCAACAAGTATGACATCTAATTTTGTGCCTGTTTTAATTTCATATTCTTTAATATAACTTCTCAAGTCATTTGCTGTTTTACCACTTGGCATATATTTTATTTGGAACTTACCTGCTTTTTTACCAAGCAATTTAACTTTCATCTCAACACCATCTAAGTCTTTAAAAATTTCTTTTGTAGGAATGTCAGTCAACATAGAATCAATCCTCATACTAACTAACGGCTCGCTCAATTCAAAAGTGATATACGCAACGTTCATACCATTGAGCACCCAATTACAACCCATATTAGCCAAGAATAAAGATTTACCTGCACCAGAACCACCAGCAAATATATTAAGTTCACCTTTGTTGAATCCACCGAACAATCTTTTATCTAATGTTGTCCAACCAGTGCTTACCTGACCATTCTGATTTTTAAGTCCCATTAATCTTTGTTTCGGATCATCAAAATAATCTGTGCCTAAGTCTTTGTGTAATCCTATCTGTACTGCCTTCTTGACCAAGTCTTCAACTGGACCATATTCACCTTTTTCAAGCATATCTGCCGATTTCAATATTGCTCTTTCTAAACTTTTATGTCTTACAAAAGTTTCAAAATCATTCAACAACCAGTCGAAATGTTCTTCAGTCAATTGTTCAGTTTGTTTTAAATCTACGTTACAAGATTTGTTGA